AAGATGAGTTTGATCTTGGATTCGGTCTGTGCCATCAGGCGTCCCACCTGTGCACGACCTCGTCGGCGGCCTTATGCCACTCCGACTCGATCCACGGCTGCCGCTTCTCAGCGGTACTAAAGAACCAGTAGCCCGGGAAGCCGACGTATGCGCCGAACTGTTCGCCGGTGGATGCGCGGTAGCGGCGCTTCGCGTACCAACCCGAATGGCGCTTCATGCCGAACACGCTGCCGAACAGCAGGCGGCTGCTGTTGTTCGCCGTGATGACCGGCCAGAACCCCTGGTTGCCCTCCCGAACCGACCGGGACGCCCGTGCAGCCTGCCGCGAGTGTGCCCGCGCGTCCGCTTTCATCCAGTCCGCGAGGCTGGTGGCGATGTCCTTCGCCTCACGCTTCATCGCAGCCTGCGCGTCGGCCGGCACCTTCCGCAGAGCACGGATGACCTCGTCAGCGCCCTCGATCTTCACCTTGATCACTGGCACCGCGTGTCACCTCCTCCGCCCCGCCGCCATCTTGGCTGCGAGTTCCGCTTCCTGGTTGCGGCGGCCGAAATAGACCGACCACCGCATCAGTTCGTCGTAACTCATCTCCCGGCGGAGACGAGCGACGGTCATATTCAGTTCTCGGGCCAGGAAGAACTCAAACTCGTATTCAGGGTCATTCTCGAACTCCAGATACGCCGCTTTTCGGCGCACCCATCGCCTGGCCTGACACCTTGGCGATCGCGCCGACGAGTCCGTCGATCTCGCCCGGCGGACTCGTCGTCTGCCAAATCCCGACCTCGTCCGCAGTCAGTTCCGGATCGACCAGCCCGAGCGAGACCATGTGGCGTTCCTGCTCCGACTCGTTCCCGAGCTTGCGCATCTCGCGGACCTCATCGATGGACAACCCACGGATCCGGACCACCCCGAAGCCGGGGATCTCGTACTTGTCGCTGCCGAGGTGCGGGGTGAGCAGCGCAGCCTTGTCGACCGTCACGACTGCGTGGTGTCGGTGACCGCGCCGGAGACCTGCATCTCCGAGGACCACTTGATCATCTCACCGACCGCCGAGCTCTCGCCGTAGGTGGTGACCAGCACGTTGAACGCCTGCTGCGGCAGACCCGCTCCGGTGCCCTCCGGCCGGTACACCGCCGCGACGAGCTGCCCGTCACGCATCAGCGGCTCGATCACCGCCTTCGGACCCGACGCGGTGTCGTCGTAAGTACCGGAGCACGACAAAGTGCCGTCCGTCATTCCCCCTTGGTACGTGTGACCACCCGCGGCGAAGGTTGTCGTGTCAAGCGAATCGACTTTGTAGCTGACCTCGATAGAGCCGCAGTACGCGGCGATGTTGGTTCCATTGACTGACAGATAGACGTCGTTGGCGGCGACGAAAGCCACGTCACGCTCTCCTTCTCGTATGTGCGCTCATCGCGCGCCCTGCCCGACAATCGCGACGTCCAGAAGGGCCGCGAGGTACTCGATTCCGGCGACGGAAACCGGCTCCACACGCGCCCCGGTCACCCGGACGGCATCGCATGCGGTGTAGCGGCCGCCCTCGATCGCCTTGACCGCCGACAACGGGCCCGAACTGTCGAGGTAGGCGGCGATGGCGTCGCGCGCCGACCGGACGTCGGCCTTCCCGACCACGATCAACACCGGCAGCGTCAGCGTGACCGCGCCCGGCGCGAACGTCGCCGCATAGTCGATCTCGTCCGGCCACCCAACGAACACGGCCGGAGGGACGACGTTGGGGGCCGGGTAGGCGAACACCCGCAGGTCCCCGACGCCCTCAAGCGACCGCCCGACCTGATCCATCACCTGTGCGACGTTCATGTCAGCACCTGTGCGACGTTCATGTCAGGCCGCCCGCACCCGGCGCCGGTACGGCTCGACCGCGACCGCAACGTCAGGATCTAAACGCGAGAGCAACCTGATCTCGCTACCCGTCTCCGGCGAGCCGGCCACCCCGAACGGCGCGTCCCGCCGCGCGAGCAGCCGGGAGGCTTGCAGCAGGCAGGCTTGCCGGATCGCGTCAGGCACACCCGGCCAGCCCCAGCGGGCGGTGACCTGCACCGACCCCGTCCCGGAGACCGTGGTGACCGCCGTGGAGGCGATCAGCAGCTCCGTCCACGGCCACCCCGACGCGGCGGCGTTGTACGGCCGCAGCCGATACCCGGTGACCGTGGTCTCGAACGTGCCATCCCCGTCCTGATCCACCTTCACGACCAGCCCGGTGGAAGTCATGAGGTCGTCGATCGGGACCCGCCAGCCCGAGCGGGAGCGGGACCAGCGCGGCGTGTACTCCCGCGCCTCGGCCACCGCGACCCGCCCGAACTGCCGGCTGCACCGCTCGTCGATCGCCCGCGACGACGTGGCCAGGGCAAGCGCGATCTGCGCGTCATCGGCAACATCACCGATGCGGACCTGAGAGCGGAGCTCCCCGTCCGTCGCGTAGATCGGTGCCCAGGCCATCGCCGTCGCCTACGCGCTCGCGCCGAGGACGATCACGTCGTATGTGACCCCGGTCGTGCCCGCGCTGTTGGTGATCGTGAGCAGGTCACCGGTGGCCGTGGTCACGACCTTCCCGGCCGCGGTCGGCGAGAACCACGCGAACGTCTCGCCCGCCGCCAGGCTGATCCCGTCCCCGGCGGCCATGAACAGCGGCGCACCGTTGGCCGCGGGCCGGGTGACCTGCACAGCGTTCGTGTTGCCCGCCGCAGCCTTGATGATGACGGCCTTGATCCGGGCGAACGTGAGCGTCGTCCCGATCGGGCCGGTCAGCGAGCCGGCCAGGTCGAGATCCTCCGTTGCGGACGCGGTGAGCGTGCGCGTGTCCGACCACTGCATATCCGAGGCGTTCGCCCCGGTGCCAGTGGTGAGCTCGACCCGGGACGTGTAGTCGATCTCCGAGACTGCCGACGTCAGGTCGAGCGCGCTGGTGAGGGTTGCGTCGACCGTCAGCGCGATGTTCGCGTACTGGCTAGCCATATCAGGGCAGGATCCGGACGGCCGCGACCGTCAGCGAGGTGACCGCCGAGTAGGTGACCGCCACGCTGGCGTCGTTCAGACCCTCATTGGGTACCGGGATGATCGAGAACCCTGTGGTGACCGGACAGGTCACCGCGGCCAGCGAGCCGACCGTGACGTCCGCCGTGGAGGCGTTCGCGTTCTTCACCAGCAGCAGCACGCTGTACTGCTCATATCCGGCGAGGGACTTGGTGCCGGACGCGACGGTGTCCCCTCCGGCGTTCGCCGCGGCGAACGTGACGGACGCGAGGCCGGTGGCCGGCACGTCCACGATCGAGATGGCTGCCATCTACTACTCCTGATCTGTGTCTGTGTCGAGCACCCAGCCGCGCTCGGTGAGGACGTGGCCGCCGGCCCGAAACGGGGCCGGGCGGGGCGCCTTGTAGGTGTGGACGGGCACCGGAGCCCGCACCGGTGCGGGCGGCGCCGGAGCCGCTGCGTGGGCGGGGGTGGGCTCCGGCGCCTGCTCTGGGGTCGGCTCCGGCGCCGAGCCCACCTCTGCGGCGGGCTCGGCGGCCGGGGCGCTCTTGCGTGCAGCCACGATCAGGGGGTGACCGTGTGACGGATCGCGGAGAAGCCCACCGGGCGCAGGATCCGGGTCGCGAAGTAGCCGAACAGCGCCAAATCGATCCGCGCCGGCCCACCCCTCTCCTCGAACCGGAACATGAGCAGCGGCGACTCCCACGCCCACACGTCCGACGAGTTGAAGATCACCACGTCCGCGTCGCCGGAGGTGTTGCCCGTCATCGACCAGGCCGGCTGGAAGGTCAGCCCGTCGATGTACCAGCCGCCATTGACCGCGTTGCCGACGCCGACGGTGTTCGCCGCGCCCACCGAGGGGAGCAGCGGGCGGCCGTCCGAGCCGACCGCAGCGGCCAGCGACGACGTGCCCTCCTGAGACAGGAATGCCCGGTCCGGGGCGGCGAACCGGCGGAACGGGTACAGCGCCAGCGCGGCCCGGATCCCGGCGACGAGCTCGTCACCACCGGCGGCGAGACCGCCTGCGGAGCCGGTCGTGGTCGACGCCTGCGCGCCCGAGGGCACGAACCCGGAGGTGATCGTGCCACCGACACCGTTGGTGCCGTTCAGCTCGCTGTAGACGCTCGCCTCGGTCTGCTGGGAGTAGCTCTCGTGCATCGCGTTCATGGCGATGGCGTCGACTGCGGGGTTAGCCGAGTCGACGATCTCCCGGCTGAGTTCGAACACACCCGAGATGGCGCCCGGGGCGACCGTCACGGTGCCGAGGGTCAAGCTGCCGGTGGTGGGGTTGACACCCTCGACGTGCGACCCGGTCGCACCGGACGCCGACACGAAGCTGGGGATGTTGAACGGCGTCGCGTCCGAGATGGTGCCGCGGGACACGCCGTTGACCAGCGGGCGGCCCTTGAGCAGCTGCGTCACGTACAGGTCCGGCCGGTAGCCAGGGGCGATGATCTGCGACGCGTTGCCGGTGTTCACCCCGAACTGCGCCGAGAACTCCGGGTGCATCGCCGCAGTCGCCTGGTCCCGGGTCTGCTCGGCGAACTTCCGCAGCCGCGCCCCGGCTTCGTGGTCGTGCTCGGTGCGCGCCTTCCACGAGTCGCGGACCAGGCTCGGGCCGTGCCCGTTCATCAGGTAGACCGGCGCCTCGCGGACCTGCGCGACCTGACCGGCCGGGATGATCTGACGCTGCGGCTGCGGCGCGGGAAGGTTCGCGAACGCCGCCTCGACGGCCGCCCGCACGCTCTCACCGAGACCCGCGGTGAACGTCGCCGCATCCAGCTGCGGGGCCGCGGCCGGCTGCTGGGGAGCGGCAGCCGGAGCCGGCACGTTGTCGAGGGGAGCAGCCGCGAGGGCGAGCCCTGCGGCAGGGCTGGGGGACGTCACTGGGACACCCCTTTCTGCCGCCGGGTCACCCGGTGGCGTCGTGGAATCCGCCGGCGGTGCCGACGGTGCTTCTCCCGCCCAGCGGGCGGCCACAGCCGCCACGCGGGCGTCGTCATAGGCGGGCATCGCGGTCAGCGCGACCTTGCGCAAGGTGGCCGAGTGCACGACCCGCAGGTCCGGGTTGTCCGGGTGCGCCGTCCAGCCGTCGGCCTGCGACTCGAACGTCACCGTCGCCGACATGCCGTCGTAGACGTGCTCTTTCGCCAGCTCGAGCGCAGTCGCACCCTGCGAGGTGTTCGCGACCTTGAACGTGCCGTGCAGGCCCTGTTCGTTGCTCGCGAGCTGCGTAGCCCGACCGAACTCGGTGCCGGGGACGTGGTCGCGGTCCAACTTCACCCGCGACTCCGCCGACCAGTGCAGCGAGCCCGGCTTGAACGTCCAGTACGCGCCGCCGGAGTAGGCCACCTGGTTCCACGGGATCACCAGGCCGGAGATCACGCGGCGCTCGGCGTCGGCGGCGAACTGCGACGTCGCCTCGTCGAGGACGAACCCCACCCGCACCGAGCCGGGGTCGTCGTCGGAGAACTTGACCGACTCGGGCTGCACGGGGGCGTCGGCGGCGTCCAGCGCGGCCCGCACCGCGGCGTCCTTGGCTTCGCGCAGCTTCCGCAACG